CAGGTGGAGTAAATTATTTTATTGTAGAAAACGAAGGTCATAGATACGAAGCTTTTGTTGATGGGAGCTTATCACTAAAGAATAACGGCGCCGATTTACAAGAAAACGAAAGACTGTTTAACACACAACTAACAATAAGAGTTCTTGCTCACCTTGTAGGCAAAGGCGTAAATGACGAAAAACCAAAAGTATCTGTAAGAGAGAATATAGTTGAAGTAAAAATCCCAAGAGAATATGTAATTTTTGGAGATAATTTTGAAGGCTACAAAGGGGCCTTCCCAGATAAAGATGCAGTTCAAACAAGTGAAGGAAATTTCATCTTAACTAGTGATGGAAAATATATATTGGTAGATTAAATTATGACAAATGTAAAAATAAATGAAATATCACTAACAGGCTCTCTAACATCGGGAGACAGTTTTATTGTTTTAGATACTGAAACACAAGATACCAAAAGAGCAACAATAAACACAATAACAAATTATGTTAACGAAAACACTTTTAGATATCCTGTTGTTAGCGATATAGCTGAAAGAAATAATTTATCTGTAGAAGACGGAGATGTAGTAAGAGTAAAAAGTACTGGAGAATTGTTTGTTTGGGATAATGCAAGAACAAAATGGGTTTTATTGCCAAATAGTTCAACAAGACCAGATTTCTTTTATTACGATGATGTTTCTTATTCTTTTCCTGTTTTATATGTTTCTACAACTGGAAGTGACGATAATGGAGAAGGGACGCAAGCATCTCCATTTCGCTCTGTAACGAGAGCTTTACAAATGATACCAAGAGGATATAGAACAATTGTTTTTGTAACAGTTGAATCTGGTTCTTATAACGATTGCAGATGGCATTTTCCTGAATCAGCCGATATACAACAAGGAGATGTAGCTTCTGGAAATACTTTTTATGCTACTCCACAAATTAGAGTATTTAGCCCTTCCCCTTATATAAACGGAGAAGAAATTTATTTGTCTTCTTCTAATCTAACTGCTAGTCTAGTTCCACATCCAAGCAATAATGGAAACTACGCAGCTTTGAGTGATTTTAATGTTCCAACTTTTACAACTCCAATATCTTCTTCCGATATAAAAGGAGATTATATTTTATATGGCCCACCGTCCTCTTTCTTTGGCTTCCAGACACCAGGATTTAGTAATAGGGTTGTATATTCTGGTAGTTATGATTCTGGATCGTTGCGTGTTGTAAACCCCAGAAACAATAATTTATTTGAAGTTGGAAATTATTATTTAACAAATGTAGATAAACTACCACAATTTACAAATCTTACTACTATAATTAATTCATGTAAGAATGCTAGCACTTCTGTCTATAATGTTTGTTTTAAAAAAACTCCTACTTTGAAAGGAATTAATATCTATGCTTGTTCTTTTCAGGAATCAGGGGCATGGATATTATCATCAGATCAGATTAATAATGCTTTATGGAATTGCAGCATAAAAAGCTCTCCAGCATATACTTCTGGAGGATATATGTGGTGGCAAGGTGCTTTTCGAGGTGGTATGTCTGGCTGCTATATTTATAATACAAAAGTTAATGTTAGTATAGGCCAATATTTTAGTCTGGCGGGAGTTTATGAATCAAGCTTAAATATACCAAAACTTATAACAGGTACAGATGATACCAGCACAAGTCATGGAGCAGGACCATCTGTTGGTATTTCTTATCTTGGGGGCATGGATTTTATAGGACCAGGTGTAGGTATGCAATTTAGCAATACTTCTGTTAGAGCATCGGCTGGTTCTGGTAATTTTAGTTTTTCTGGTGTTTCCAATCCTTTAGTTTTGTGTAATAACAGCTTCTGGGGACACCTAAATCCTTCTGCTATTGGAGATTGCACTGCTCCTGTTATTGTTGGCACTAAAAGTATGACTGGCAATGCTTTCACAACAACTCAAGCTGGTCCTGGAATAGCAGGATGGAACATAACCAATACAGCAAATCCAGGTCAAGAAGTAATAGTAGGAGCTGTCACTTCTTCTTTTGCCTTTTCTGATTTACCGCAAACAGATTTAATACTAGGAACTGGTTCAATAGGAGCTATAGCAAGATGAATTATGTAGTACAAGAATTAATACAAAAAATACTTGTTTTTTCTGGTAATTTTCCTTCTATAACAGCAGAAGATAACAGAGAAAGGATAAGCCAATTGCTAGATTGGGTAGATAATTTAACAGAAGATCCTTGGCCTGAAGGCGAAAGTCCTTATGTGGGAATGTTAGAAGCAAAGCAAATATCAAACGAGATAAAAATACTATTAAATAATAACGAATAAGACAAAAAATATTTAATCTATTTGACTTTCGCAAACGAGCATACTATTTACTATAGAAAACTAGTATAGTTTAATCCATTTTGAGGAGAATAAGATAATGGCAGCAAAAAAATTCCGTTTTGTATCACCAGGAGTAAAAATTAACGAGATCGATAGATCAAGATTACCATCACTACCAGGACAAGTTGGTCCTTTAGTTGTTGGTCGTTCTATCAAAGGTCCAACTATGGTTCCTGTAACAGTAGATACTTATGAAGAGTTCGTACAAAAATTCGGTGAACCAAGTGCAGGATTAGGTTCAAGTGATATTTGGAGAAACGGAAATGATACCGGCCCAACTTATGGCGCTTATGCTGCTCAAGCTTGGTTAGCTAGTTCTTCACCCTTAACATTTCTAAGATTAGGTGGCGTTGAACCAGGCTCTCCTACTGCTGCCGGTGCAGCAGGCTGGCAAACAAGCGGGACTTTAGACGATACCAGAACTTTAAATGGCGGCGCTTATGGTTTATTCCTCGTAGCTTCAAGTTCAACACAAGATGCGACTCCAACCACAGGAACATTAGCTGCTGTATTTTATGTAGACGAAGGTGTTGTTGAATTAATTGGCGATAGAGATGACGGAACTGCCGTTGCAAGCGGCGCCGGCGTTAATGTTTTTGTAGAAACAAAGGGTACCGATTATGAATTCAAAGCAAGAATTGTCGATAAAAGTAATGCTCAAAAAGAACTAGTAACATTTAACTTTAACAAATCCTCGGATAAATTTATTAGAAAATCATTTAATACAAACCCTACTCTTGTAAATGATTCAATTTATACTACTGATAGCGGCCTACAAACTTATTGGTTGGGAGAAACTTTTGAAGATTCTCTAGATAAAGTATTACCAGCAGGCGCCAAATCTGCAGGAGGCTGCTATGCTTTTATCACACCTCTAGCTTCAGGTAGCAATTATGCTGGCAAATTCAGACAAGCTGCACAGCCAGCTAAGTCTGGTTGGGTGATTTCTCAACATTTAAGTGCTGATACTAGCAGCTTTGATCCTGCAACTGATTCAAGAAAACTTTTCCGCATCGTAGCAGGTGAAGGTGAAGGTAGCGAATTTGAACAATTAAATTACAAGATTTCTATTTTCGATATCAAAGCACCTTCTAATAAATATCAGAAATACGGCACCTTCTCTGTTGGTATTCGCAATATAAACGATAGCGACAAATCACCAGAGTTCGTTGAAGTTTTCTCTAATTTGAATTTAGACCCTGCTTCTCCAAACTATATTGCTGCTCGTATTGGCGACAGAAGAGTTGAATGGTCTGAAGCTGTTGACGGTGAAGGAAGATATATCGAAGTTGGCGATTTTGAAAATAATTCAAAAATTATTCGTGTAGAAATGCACCCAACAGCAAAGAGTTTACCAGAAGGAGTATTACCAGCAGGATTCATCGGTCCACCAAGATTCAAGACATTTACTTTTGAAGGTATCAGTGATTCAGCGGGCGATTCACAAACAGCTAGCTCAATTGTTAATGCTCTCAATGCCACTCCAAATCAAGCTGTAAGTGATAAAATTATTCCAGGAACTACCCTTGCTCTATCGGCAAGCATTTCCTTCCCAAGCTTACCTTTAGTAGTAAGTGCTTCTGATGCAGGCTTCCTAGATCCAGCAGATGCTTTCTTTGGATTAGATGTAGGACAGCCATTCAATGAATCACTAAGAGATATTTTGAAAGTTAAACCTTCAGCTTTTAATTCTTATGATGCTGATGGAACATATTTAGAAAACAGTGTAGCATTTACCCTAGACGATGTAAGTTCAAGTGCTAATGGCGGCGTTTATGTTGCTGGAAACAGAAAGGCTGGTATTTCAAAATCTGCTACTGATAACTTTGGCGCTGCTCTAGATGCTGGATTCAATAAGTTCACAATGCCTCTATTTGGTGGTTTTGATGGTCTTGATATCACTGAAAGAGAGCCGTTTAGAAATACCTTATTGGATGGCGCAACTGAAGATAACAATTACGCTTATTATTCAATCAAGAGAGCAATTACCTCTGTTAAAGATCCAGAAGTTATTGATATGAATATTATGGTAGTTCCAGGTATTACAGAGAAAATATTAACAGAACAAATGATTAAAACCTGTGACGAAAGAGCTGATTGTCTTGCTATCATTGATGTTGAAAGTGGTTATGTGCCAGATACAGAAAACACAGAAACCGAAAAAGAAAGAATGGGTAGAGTTTCAGCAGTTGTCTCAGCAATTAAAGATAGAGATTTAAATAGCAGCTATGCTTGTGCTTACTATCCATGGGTGCAAATAAGAGATGGAAGAAGCGGCTCTAAACTATGGGTTCCACCTTCTGTTGCTGCTTTCGGCACAATGGCTTCCAGCCAAGAAACCAGTGAAGTATGGTTTGCTCCAGCAGGCTTTAATCGTGGTGGATTGTCCGAAGGCTCTTCTGGTCTAAATGTTGTAGGAGTAAAAGATAAAGTTACTTCCAAGCAACGTGATGCTCTATACGATGTTGGTATTAACCCAATTGCTTCTTTCCCAAGTGAAGGTATTGTAATCTTTGGTCAAAAGACCCTACAAGCTTTCCCATCTGCTCTTGACAGAATCAACGTAAGAAGATTGGTTATTTTCTTGAAGAAAGAAATCAGTCGAATCGCCGCTGGTGTCCTCTTTGATCCAAATGTTCAAGAGACTTGGCGTAGATTCACCACCCCAACAACTGAATTGTTGGAAAGTGTCAAGAACAGACTTGGCATCAGTGATTATCGTGTAGTATTGGATGAAACCACTACAACACCAGAAGAAATCGATAGAAACATGATGTATGCTAAATTATTTATCAAGCCAGTATACGCCATTGAATTTATCGGCATCGACTTTGTAATCACCAATACCGGTGCTTCATTTGACGATGCATAAATAAAAAAAGGACACTATTTACTATAAAGTAACTATTACAGGAGAACAAATAAGATGACATTTTGGAATAAGCCAGAAACATTAGACCCAAAAAGAGCTTTTAGATGGAAAGTAACACTACTAGATGGTACTGCTGTAGGAACTGATGTAGCATTTTTGGCTAAAAAAGTAACAAAACCTCAATTTACTGTTGAAGAAGCAGAACATAAGTTTTTAAATAAAAGCTATTATTTTCCTGGTCATGTAAAATGGGATCCTGTAACAGTTACTTTGGTAGATAGTCGTGATGGTGCATTGATGAGCAAGGTTGTTTCTGCCATCAACGCTGGAAATTATGAAACAATTCAAACAGGCGCTATTCCAGAAGCACAGGGTCCTTTAAATGCTGGTTCGATGAAAACTATTAGCAAAGGACGCCTCTCAGGTGCTACTGGAAATTCTGGCAAAGTTTTGATTCAGCAATTAGATGTAGATGGTCTAACAATAGAAGAGTGGACTTTACACAATGCTTGGATTAAGTCTGTTAAACCATCAGAATTATCTTATGATACAGAGGATCTTTCCACTTATGATATTGAATTAAGATTTGATTGGGCACAAGCTGCTGGTGCAACTGCTCCATCTGATGCTTAAAATAAGGATATTGAATGACGGAGAATCATAAAACTCCTAACACAGGGTTCTTCTGGGAAGAGAGAAGATTTGAACCAAAACGCACTTTCCGCTGGAAGGTGCTTTTTGATAATTTATTAACTCATATTCCTCCTCAATATGTCATAAGCGCTCAAAAACCTAACTTTGGTTTTACGGTTGAATCAATAAGCGATTTAGGAACTCCAAAATATAAAAAGGGTCCTCTAGAATTACGCCCAATAGAGATAGTTTGTATAGACGATGAGCAAAATACTGTTTCTAATTGGATTCATTATTACTATAAATTGGCAGGCTTGAATTTTAGTAAATATTCAGAAATAGGAAATACTACAAGCAGAACCCTAACAGATAAAACAAAAAATATAGAAATTTCCATGTTAAATGAATTAGGAAATGTGATAGAACAATATGTTCTTTATAACGGTTGGATCTCTGATGTTAAATATAGTCCTCTAAATTATACTGATACTGGATTAGCTACATATACTATGACAATTGTTTACGATAATTATGAATATCTTGTATCTCCTGAATCAGAAAAAATATTAAATGCTGCACCTGATAAGCCAAATGTTAAACAAATCAGTAGTTCTGCCGAACCTACTAACCCGCTCCAAGGCTCTTATATAACTAAACTATCAGGAATACATGGTTCAATTACCCATGGTGAATCACGAGAAGATGCAAGTAGTAGACAACAATCTACAACTAAAGGTTCAGCTCTTCCTGGAACATCGCCAACAAGAAGGCCTTCAAGCTCATAAAAGAAAGGATAAAATATGAGAAACAACGAAGAAAGATTTGGACCTCCTATACAGGAGGATCAGACTTCTGCTATGCAATCAGGTGATAATAAATTAAATTTTGTCACTCCAACAGAAATAGTAGAATTGCCATCAAAAGGTAAATTCTATCAACCAGGACACCCTCTTCACGGAAAAGAAGAAATAGAAATAAAATTCATGACAGCAAAAGAAGAAGATATTCTTACAAACAAATCTCTATTAAGAAAGGGGGTGGCAATAGACAAAATGCTTCAAAGCTTATTAATAGATCCAGGTCTTAAAGTGGACGATTTATTAGTAGGTGATAAGAATGCTGTTCTCTTAGCTTCAAGGATATCTGCTTATGGAGCAGATTATAGCGTTCAAGTAACATGTCCAGCTTGTGAAGCAAAACAAAAACAAGAATTCGATTTATCAAACATAATGTCGAAAGAAATAGAAGAAAAGGAAGTCCCTTCTTCTGTAACACAAACACAACACGGAACTTTTCTTTTTACTCTTCCACGATTAGGAGTAAGTGTAGAGTTTCGTTTGATGACTTCTGCTGATGAATCTAAAATAGCTAAACAAGTAATCAGCAAAAAAGAAATAGACAATGTATCTACAGGACAATTGAAAACTTGTATTGTTTCAGTTAACGGTATGTATGATCCTCAATCAATAAAACAAGTAAGTGATAATATGATAGCAAGTGACGCAAGAGCTTTAAGAAATGTAATCAAAGATTTAACTCCAGAAGTAGATATGGAGCAAGATTTCTCTTGTGAAAATTGTGGCCACGAAGAAGGATTGGAGGTACCGCTGACCGCAGAGTTTTTTTGGCCTAAATGATGAATATTCAGAAGGAATTTACGAACAATTTTTCTTTTTAAAATACTATGGAGGATGGAGTCTTATAGAATCTTACAATCTTCCTGTTAAGCTAAGAGAGTGGTTTGTAAAAAGACTTTTGAAACAAAAAAAAGATGAATCAGAACAAATCAAAGAAGCATCAAGAAAGAGATAAAGCAGGAGAAATTCTGCTTTTTTTCTTATTCACTAATTAGTATTATATCTTGCGAGGAATACCGCTAAATGGCAGAACCAACAGATCCAAAGGACCCATTAGATACATCTAGCTTGGAAGAAAAGCAAGCTGCTCTTTCTGAAATTGTCAAGCAAGCAGAAAAGGCAGGTTATGCAACTGATGAACTTATAAAACTAATGGAGACTCTCTATAAACAAATAAAACAAACAAGTACGCCATGGGAAGGTTGGACAGGCAGTCTTGATCAGATAAAAGAAAGAATGGAGGCTCTTGGAACCTATGCCTCTCAGCTCAATGATTTAAACGAAGAGCAAGTTGATTCTATGGAATTGATAGCTTTATGGAATTCTACCGTAGAGGAATTGTCTGCTAGAGAACTTTCGATTAAACAAGATATAGAAAAAAGTATAAGAGAACAGCTGGGCATGTCTCAACGACTATTAAGCAATAGTAAACTTTTTACTGGTAGTGAACTTCAAAGACTAAAGGCTTCAAGTGATTTGCTTGGTCCAATGGGACAACAATTTAATCTCTTAGAAGGAATGAGATTAAAACAAGCAGAAATAGTAAAAGACTTAGAAGAAAATATAACTAAAGAACAAGCTTTAATTATTTTAAGAGCAAAAAGTGTCGAAATGGTTACAGGCGCTGCAACAAGACTATATGCTGCGTTTATGGCTAATGTTAAAGCTTTATCTCAAATGAGAGCAGAATTAAATAAATTACAAACAGGGACAACAGATCTATCCGTTGTTGCTTTAGAAGCCTCAGAGGCCCTTGGTGGCGTTTCTATGACCGATGTTGGAAATACCGTTAAAGAACTTACCACAGGAATGTCTCAATTTATAGATTTAACAGAACAAGAGCAAATCGAATTAACTAAAGTGGTTAATACATTAGAAAGATTAGGAATAACTGTATCTAATCAAATTCAAATGTTTGAAGTTCTGACAAAAGGTCTTGGATTTACAAATCAACAAGGTCAGGAAGCCTTAAGAAGCTTAGAAAGCTTTTCTAAAAGAGCAAATATTCCAATGACAACATTGGATAAAAACATAGGAGCAGTTGGAACAAAACTAGCAGCTTTCGGTAAAGAAGGATACCAGAGAGCTTTTGAAAGTTTAAGTTTAGCGGCCAAAAACTTAGCAATTGATATAGGTAAACTTGTGCAAGTTACAGAACAATTAACTACATTTGAAGGCGCCTCAAAAATGGCAGGAGAACTAAATGCTGTATTAGGAAAAAACCTTGTTAGTTCTATGGGCTTGTTAAATGCTGCGATGACAAATCCTATAGAAGTCTTTGAACAACTAAAGACCGCTATGGATGCTTCGGGTAAAAGTTTCGATGAATTAGGACCAGCAATGCAAAGACATATTGCTTCTATATTTGGCATGGAAGTGACAGAGGCTCAAAGACTTTTTAATATGAGTCTCGGAGAAGCAACTTCTGAAATGGAACATAATGCGAAAACACAACAGGAACTCGCAGAACTCGCAGCCAAATCTGCTGATGCCTTCAAAAGACTAGAAATAGCATTTCAAAAAATAATGTCTAGTCCATTAGTACAATTTTTAATAACAATAATTGAAGGATTCGCTTATTTGTTTGAAGCAGCTTCAAGTTCAAATAATATTATTGGAATTCTTGCTAGTGGAGTATTTCAATTAGCTACTTTCTTTATATTTGCTGTTGTTGCAGTAGCAAAATTAAGAACAGCTTACACAACTTTTTCTACTTTACTAGCAATAGCAAGAGGAAAAGAAGTTACCCAGTCAACACTGGCTTCTAGAACATTGGATGCAGATACAGCAGCAAGATGGAGAAATATAGAAGCAATAAAAGCACAACAAGCAGCATTAGCTACTGGGAAACCTCTGCCAGTTCCACCAGCTGCAGCCAGTGCTTCTACTTTAAGTTTTGCTCAAACATTAGGAGTATTAGCTGTTGCTATTTTGGCTGTAGGGGCTGCGATGGCAATAGCGTCATTGGGTTTCGTTCCTCTTGTGGAAGCTTTTGCCAAAGCTGGCAAAAATGCACAATACGCAAGAGATTCTATTGTAGCATTGACGGCAGGAATAGTAATTGCCGCAGCTGTCTTAGCATTTGCTTCCAAAGCATTGGCTGCAGCAGGCTTAGGCTTAATGGCTTTTGGGGCTGGTATTTTATTAATTGGCGGCGCCATAGCTCTCGTGGCCACTGCTGTTGCTGAACGAACAAAGCAAGAAAATGAATTATTAAAAACAAAAGCTTCCTTATTGGGACAGTTAAGTTCTATTGAATTAAACGCTTCTAAACTTGACTCTTTTGCTAGTGGACTTCGCAAGATAGGAGAAGAGTTAAAAAATCTGCCAGACAACAAACTAGAATATCTAAAAGAATTAAGTAATTTAGCAAATGTTTCTGCTGACATAACAGCGGGATTATCTGTTGCTACTAGTGCAGCTACAGGGACTCCTTTGGAATTTGGTAGTGAGATAAAAGAAATAATGACTGAAATTTCTACAACACAAAGAGAAATTATAGAAACAATTAGAGTAGAAAAAGAAACAAATACTGTAGAGAGATCTATGCCAATAGCAAACGCTCAACCTCAAACAATACAGCTTCGTCTGGAAGGTCCAGTTAATATAGACGGAGCAGAATTAGGAACTCTTATTTATAATGGTGCGGCTTATTATATGGAACAAAAAGAACGAGAAGAGATAAGAGTGCCTCCACGAACAACAGAATTGAAAAATACTCTTTAAAGGTAAAAAAACATGACAACTATACAAATTATGAATCTTTCAAGTGGTGCTTTTATTTCACTAAAACAGGTTAATATAGCAAATTTGAATTTAATACAAGATTTAAACTGGGATTCTGTAGATGTAATTGGTAGAATGAATGGGATAAAAAATTATAAAAATACAACAAGAAAAAAAAGTTTTGACATTAAAACGGATGAAAAGTCTGTTGTATCTATTCACACTCCGAGAAGTGAAGTTTCTAGTAACACTATTTTAATAAAATTCAAAGCAAGAACCGATAGAATAAAAATGTTAGATAATCCCGTTTATTTTCAGACAGAAAGTTTAAATAATTTCTTAAATAATGGACAATATTTACAAAGGTTTTTTTACCCAAGCTACCTGGAAGAAACAAATAATTATTTTATGCAATCAGCACCTATGTTTTACTTCAGGATGATAAATGGCAATCTTGAATCTACTGCATACTGTATAATACGTTCTTTTAATTTTGAAGTCAATGATTTCGGACCAAATAAAGTAATTAATACTTTTAATTTAAAATTTGAAATCGAAGAAATAGCTTCAAATATAGACCAAGTAAGTTCTATTGTTAGAACTAAAACAACTGGAGCATAGTTTATGAGTTTTTCAAGATACAAAGATAGGCAAATTTTAACAGATATAGATTATCGAAAACAAAAAAAACTAAAACAAAGAAAAGAAACTTTAAGCTATTTTGAAACTAGTTCTAAAAAAATAGATACAGACTATGAAAACTTTTCATTTTTAGATTATACTTGGAAAAACGGAGATAAATTATATAAACTTGCTCAAAGTTTTTATGACGATCCGATGCTTTGGTGGATTATAGCAGAAGTAAATAATAAACCAACTGATTTTCATTTCTCTCCTGGGGAAACAATAAGGATACCAAATCCAAATTCATTAGAAGAAATAATAAAATACTTAGGATATTAAAATGGCAACCGAAGAAGAGATAGAAGAGTTTCTAGAACAACAAACAGGAAATAAAATTTCTGATGAAGATATCAATGCATGTCTTTTGCCTTTTTTCCTAGAAGACGTAATGAACAAAGGACAAAGCAGTGATAATGGTTCTAATAAAAATATAATAAAAATAACAAGTGAAAATGGTAATGGTTTATTGCCATTTGATAATAGTTTTACACAACAAGAACTTCCAGCGTATATGAATCTTTTTAGTAGAAGAAAACCAGATACTCTTTTATGTGATGAAAGTTTTTTTACCGATAGTGAAGAAAATATTCTTCTTTTTAATAGAGTAGTTCCTTATGTAAAATTATATAAAATTTTTGAAAGTGGAAACGGACAAAATAAAACTTATTCGGAACTTCATATACCTTTTGAAGTTGTTTCTAAGGGTGAAATAGATTCTCAATATGAAGAAGATATAATAACAAAAATATTAAAAGGCGGCGGCGATGGTGCAGTTGGAATAGCCAATTTTGACTGGTCAAGTGATGGCAGGAATGAAGCAAATAAAACTCAATATACTGTTAATTTTAAAATAGTTATGCAAAGCATAAGAGAGCTAGATAGAGTAAGAAATGGAGATGGCACAAATGAAGTTAGTATATTAAATTTACTTTATCCAATTCCAGAGCAAAAAAAAAGAAATCAATCTAATACCAATACAGAAAAATTCGATCCAGCCGATCAGTTAATAAAGGCAGAAGTGGGATATTCTCTGCCAACAGAATATAAACAAAAATATGAAAAATATTTTAAAACCACACTTAGTCTTTTTCTCCATAAACATAATTTTACTTTTCTAGAAAATGGGAGAGTAGAACTTGATATAACTTATATAGCAAATATAGAAAATGAATTTGGTAATCCTGTAAAATGGAATGTTTTGAATTCAAATGAAGCTCGCGCTTTGCAGCAAGACATTAAAATAATAAAAAATTTAATTCCGCATCCATCAGGAGAGTATTTTATGGATCAGCCAAATATAGTTAATGGAAAAGCTACCAATGCTAATATTGGCACCAGAACAAATACTTTTATAATGGAAAAAAATGATCCTAGTATAAGATATCGAAAAGCAGGGATGATTATACCAGTTCCAATTGGTCTATCTTCTTTTAGCAAAAAAGAATGGAAAGCTCTATGGTCAGGAGGAGCTGTGACTCAAAAAGGATTTCAATTACCAAAAAAAATAATACCATTAATAAATCAAGAATTAAAAAAAATTAAATTATCTACTTTTGTTGAATTATTGAATAAATTAATAAAAAATAAAAAAATAAATTCATTTGTTTTAGACGATAAAGAAACATTAAATCTTAAAGCAATACTTTCTACGGCAAATTATGATTCTGGTTCTTTAGATTTTATTAAAAAAAATATCAAAGATTTACAAAGCGGATCAGCTAACAATATAACACAACCAAGAGATCCTGGTGAAATTGAAATAGAAACAATACAACAAAAAACCAGTGGAATTCTTGGAACGGGCATCGGCGCCACGACAAAAAATGTTATCGATCAAGAAAAACTAGCAGAAGAATTAGAAGATATAGGTGGACAAGAACAAGGTAGTAGAATGGATTATGTTTATTTAGGAGATTTACTACAATATATTTTAGATATTTCTTTATCAAAAGAAGACAAAAAAAACTTTAATATTTTTCTCTCTCCTTTTGGTTATATCAATTATAAGTCTTTGAGTTCTGCTGAAATTGGAAATGATAATATGTTTTCTTCGAAGAAATTACCAGACGGTTCAAATAAAAGAATATTAAATATAAGAGGTTTAAAAAGAAAAACTCATTCAATGGCTTATATTCCAATAACTATTCCTTCCCTAGTTCGTTGGTGGAACAGAGAAATAATAGAAAAAAACGAAACACATTATTCACTTTTTAAATTGATAAGAAGCATTCTAACAAGATTAGTTGCAGAATCTATTAGTGTAAGAAGTGTGCCTAATTCTCCTGTTCAATATTTTGGAACAATGAATTTTAATTTTAATACAAAAGAAAAATCTAGAAATATAATCAGCAATCAAAGAATTGGAATAAATAAAATGTCAAGTTATTTTTCTACACGAGAAGATGCTTTTAAAAATACGAGTAAAAATCAAAATAATATTGTTTTTATTTCAACAAGAGAAGATCCCAATTTGCCAGGTATATACAAAGGTGATTTCCAATTAGACTGTCAAAAAAATATATTTCATGCTCAAATAAATAATTCAAATAGTATTATAAAAAAAGCATCTTTTAAAAGAGATGATAATGCAAAATTGGAAACAGCCAATTTACTAGCTGCAGCAGACGATGGATCTAATGATATAATAAGACAAGTATATCATTGCAACCTTGAAATGATTGGAAACAATTTTTTTGAACCAGGAAGTCTTATTTACATAAGACCAAGTTTTCCAGGAACAAATTTGCAAAACGAATTACTACACCAAATAGGTTTAGGTGGATATTACAGAATAATTAAAATAGATAATAAAATTTCTAATAGTGGTTACTCTTCTACATTACAATGCAGATGGGAAATGTGGGGACCAAGAGGTTATAAATAATGAGAAAATTTGATTTTTCAAAAAGAGATAAAATTATAACAGATGAACTAATAGAGGCCGGCCCGAAAAAGAAATTTTCTAGTTCAACAAAAGAAAAATATATACAAGAATACATATATCAAACCCAAGCATATGAAGAATTTGTTGGAGGGACAGTTCCTTCTGCTATAGATATTCCCAATTCTTCTAATTTGTTACTAGAAACAACAGATAAAAAAGAACCCTATTCATTTTTTATGAATCACCAGCATTACGGTAGAGTTAATAGCGAATTGATGTCTATATATCCAAAAGATTCTATTTTATCTAATATAGGAACTTCTGAAGATCCCGTTTATGTTTTAGATTTCGTAGCTGATGCTTATGAAGATTTCTCACTTGATTTACAGCTTTTTATTGTTAGGAATAGAGTTCCAAAAGGCAGTATATTAAATTCTCTGTCTCCTAAAAAAGGAGTCGAAAAAACTAGTTCCCTTTACTTGTCTTATTCAGATCAAAATTATAGTTATTTGTTAGATTATATTGATATATATAAAAGAAGCAAAGATATATATGATGTTGATACTTTTATTAAAGTATTTGCTGATTTTATCGATGTGATTACTCCTTCACGAGTCTTTACAAAAAGCTCTTTTGTTTATTCCAGATCTTGTCCAACGAAAACATCAGGACTAGTTATAGATCTTCTTGATGCAGATGTTAATGATGATGAATTTAAATTTCAAAAATTTATAAATGATGATTATTTTTCTTGCTATATGGATTATGTAAAAGAAAGAGGATTTATTATAAATAAAGATTGCCCATGGCAACTAATTGCAGATGTGACTTCTCCAAGAATGAAATATTATTATAATCAAAGAGTTAAGCGATTAGTAGAAGAGGGAATACTAAGCGAAGAAGTAAATTTTTTTGATTGCGAAGACAATTATGAAGATTGTAAAGAAAGATTAAAAGATTATGATTTATTTAAAAATCTTATAGATGGTATTGGTGGTGTTTTTTACTATAATATTGTTAATGATAATGATTTTTATGATTTAAAAAGATATATTGGAAAAATGTATAATTCTTTTGTAGAATACGATCCATATTATGAAAAATTAGAAGTTAAAAAAAATGAAAATAGATTTTCAACAATAAAAAAAATATATGAAAGACCTGTAATAAATTTAGACTTATTTGTTCAAGAAAAAATTACGCAAAGTTGGGTAAAGTTATATGTTTTCATTAAAGGCAGAGAAGCTAATTGTAATTGGTCCCAGAGAAAGTTTTTAGATATTGTAGAAAAAACCAGTAATCTTGCCAAGAGGGTTGACATTTCCGCAGCGATGGTGTATCTTCAGGGAGAGATCAACAACAAGGAGATCTCTAAGAGAAAAAACACGAACTTCAAGCTATAGAGGAAAAGTTGACTTTTGTAACACTTGATAACAAAGATTGGTGTAAAGGAATTTATCACCAAGGCAAGCTCCATTACGACAAACTACCAGAAAACCTAACGAAAACTTGGAAGTATGCCGAGTATTTGAGTGATAGAAATGTGGTCTATGCCTCATTGTATGTTGGCGGTAAAACCATGAGTGAAGTTTGCCCCCCACATTTAAATGAGGAATGGGAGAAATACACAAAAAAATTATCTTCTTATCATAAATCGTTTGTCACAGCAAAAGTCAGTTTGGATGAAAATTGTTTTTTCGATCTCGTTCCAGAACAATTTCTTTTGGAGTTGTGCGAGATCAAAACCAGGATAATTGATTGGGTATTGGAAAACAACGAAAAACCAGTCAATTATAATTTGTTATTAGAGACAGAAAAAATCTTAAATTCTATCTCTAATAAAAAGCTCAATATTGACTTGTCGATCTTAAACGAAAACAGGCACGATAATAGGGCTAGAACTCTCTTAAATAGATTAGGAGAAGCCAAACACAATGTAAGCTACAACTTGTTTGGGTCCAAGACAGGAAGGCTTACAACTAATCCTAAGACATTTCCTATTCTTAATTTGGATAGTAAATACCGTTCAATAATCAAACCAACAAACGATCTTTTTGTTGAATTGGATTACAACGCAGCAGAAGTGAGAGTCCTACTTGGCTTATCAGGAGAGGAGCAACCAAAAAACGATATCCATGAATGGAATGCAGAGAGATTGGGAATTACAAGAGAAGAAGCAAAGAAAGAAATATTTTCTTGGTTGTATGGTTCCAAGAAAATTGATACAAAAAAATACGAAAATTATTTTGGGCTTAACAAATTGATGGAACAAAAATACGATGGTCGTATAATCACTAGTTTATATGGAAGAAAAATAGAATCAGATCAATTTCATAGTTTAAATTACTTAATACAAAGTAGTACTACTGAATTATTTTTAGATCAAGTATCAAAAATAAATAAAATACTAAAAGATAAAAAGAGTTTTATTAGCTTTTTAGTTCATGATAGTGTTGTTATTGATCTTGCAAAAGAAGATAAAAAACTAATTAATATTATACTTTCTACTTTTGCTAAAACCAAATTAGGAACATTTCCTGTTAATATTTCAGCAGGTAAAGACTACGGACAATTAAGGAAATTATAATGCTTATAAGAGATAATGTGGCAAAAGAATTAATGAATGCCTTTGATAAGGTGAAAGAAAAAGAAGTAGATATAGTTTCTCTTTCTTCAGATGAAGATTTCTTTCAGGCAATCATTTCTAAAATAAGAAGCGAAATTGATTTATTAGAAATGACTAAATCAATTCAAAATTTAGCAGAGTTAGTTGAATTAATAGATTGGCTTCAAGTATCTTTAGGAACAAGTAAGTTAAGCGATGTAATAGAAGAAAGACAGGAGAAACTGGGTCTTTATTGGGGCAGATATTTCATAAAGGAGCAAGATGATTAGTTTAATTGGTATTGGTAATACTGGATGTGGCCTGGTAAGAGAATTAGGGAAAAATTCTCAATATAAAGTTCTAGAGATAGACGAAGGAATAAATGTTAAAAAACAAAAGAATCCAGAAGAATATGAAAAAAATTGTCCCAGTCTTGGCAAGCTATTATCCAGCACTTCTGAGGATGTTTTTGTTTTTCTCTCTGCTTCAGGTAATATATCTGGCTTAACCCTTAGAGTATTAGAAAAAATTAAGAGTAGTAAAATAAGTGTTGTCTGTTTTAATACAGATGAAAGTTTGCTATCCTCTACAGGAAAACTACAACAAAAGATTGTTACCAATGTCTTACAAGAATATGCTCGTTCAGGTCTACTTGAGAAAGTTTATTTAGTTAATAATTCCAATCTTGAATCCCTATTAGATGATATACCACTAGACCAGTATTATCAAAAATTAAATGAATTATTTTGCTATACTTTTCATAGCATCATGTATTTTAAAAATTCAAAACCTTTATTCGAAACAAAAGAAGATATAAATGAGATAGACAGAATTTGCACTATTGGTTTATATGATATGGAAAATGGTAATAAACCATTTTTTAACATGAATCATATAACCAAGCAAAGATTTTACTTTTCTTTTTCCAAAGAAGATATAAAAAAAGATGGTAAATTATTACAAAATATAAAAAATAAAATTTTAAATAACGAAGAAGAGACAGCAAAAACATTTGCTATATTCGAATCAAATCAAACAGATAAGTATGGTTTTATAGAGTTCACAACTCACATAGTTCAGAATTCTGTATGATCAACTTCGGGTCGCTTGACAAGTCAAACGATCTGTGCTAGAATGCAAGTGATCGCAAGATCCCAACAACAACTCGCCCGAGAAGGGTGTAACGGAGAAAAAACAATGGCTATTGATATTAGTAAAATGCGCAACAAATTGAATACCTTGAAAGGTAAAGGTGGACAACTAGCAAAGTTCTGGAAACCACAAACTGGAACACAAACAATTCGTATTCTTCCAACAGAAGACGGAGATCCTTTTAAATCTTATTTCTTTCATTATGGTTTAAATAATGAGAGTGTGCTATGTCCAAAGCACAACTTTGGTGAAGAGTGCGCTGTATGTGATTTTGTTTCTAAGCTTTATAATGATGGAGATGATGAAAGCAAGGAAATGGCACGAAAGCTTGTGCGTAAGCAACGCTTCTTTTCACCAGTTCTAGTTCGAGGTGAAGAGGGAGAAGGTGCTCGTGTTTGGGGCTATTCAAAGACAGTATACCAAACTCTTTTGGAGACTGTATTGAATCCTGACTACGGAGATATTACAGATCAAGAGAATGGTGTAGATATTGATCTTCGATATGAGAAGACAGCAGGTAAACTATATCCAGAGACTTCTCTAACATTTAAGCGTCGTAGTTCTATGCTTTGTGAAGATATTGGAGATGAAGAGTGTAAGGAATTGTTGGATAGTATTCCTGACTTTGATAAACTCCATAAACGACGAACCAGCGAAGAGGTTCGAGCTTTGCTTGATGCTTACTTTGCAGATGACGGTGAAGAAAAAGAAGAAACTGAAAAATATGGAGCAAAAGAATCAGAATCCTCCAGTATTGATCAGGCTTTAAATTCACTTTTAGATTAAAAAATAATTTTAGCTGATATATATTAGTAGAGACACCGGTTGAGATCTTTGGTTTTGACCGGTGTTTTTTTATCGGAATAATAGGAGAAAATTAAATATGAAAAAGCAACCAGAAAAAACTGGTAAGCTATCGGTGCGCGATCTGCAATCGATGCTTAACAAAAAAGCAGGCATGAACATTGTTCATAGTCTAAAAGAAGATAATCCAACAGAAGTAAAACAATGGATTCCAACAGGTTCAACTTGGTTGGATTCAATTATCTGTCGTGGAAAACGAACAGGACTTCCAGTTGGAAAAGTAATTGAGTTAGCAGGTGAAGAGGCAACAGGCAAAAGTTACATGGCCGCTCAAATTGCCGTAAATGCTCAGAAAATGGGTATTACTCCTGTATATCTAGACAGCGAATCATCAATCAGTCCAGAGTTCTTAGAGAAAATGGGATGTGATTTAGATGACTTCCTTTATGTTCAAGCTGTTAGTGTAGAAAAGACACTAGAGCTTATTGAAGATCTGTTGAAAACAGGAGATCAGCAATTTCTTTTCATCTGGGATTCAATGGCTTTAACTCCAACTACCAGTGATATTGAAGGCGATTTTAATCCTCAATCATCAATGGCAGTTAAGCCAAGGATTCTTTCAAAAGGATTGTCGAAATTGATCATCCCTATTGCTCAAAGTCAATCAACCTTATTGATTCTTAATCAGCTAAAATTGAATATTGGTGCAGATGGGAATCCTAAGTATATGACACAATCACAGAAGTTCTTCACTCCAGGCGGTAAGGCTCTAGCATATGCTTATAGTCTTCGTATTTGGCTTACAGGAAGCAAGGCAAAAGATAGTTTTGTTTATGATGACAAAGGATATCGAACTGGTTCTCTTGTTAAGGCAAGATTGGAGAAGAGCCGTTTTGGTTCACAGGGACGCACTTGTGAGTTCAAAATATTGTGGGGAGAAGAAACAGGTGTTCTTGACGACGAATCTCTTTTTGAGGCTCTAAAAGGTTCACCACATCTTTCAACAGGAGCTTGGAATACACTAAACTTTTCAGATGGAACTGAAGAAAAATTTAGGACTGTTGAGTGGACTGAAAAAATGAAGGAAGAGAAGTTCCGTAATCGTATTATGGAATTGGTTGATGAAGAAGTTGTCAGAAAGTTCGATGATAGAACTGGCGATGCAAGCGAGTTTTACGATACAGGAGATAGTTTAGATAAAGTTAGCCAAAATCTATAAGATATAATTTTTAAGCCAACGCTTGACACGGGCAGAGCTTTGTGGTAGAATGATCTCCACGGGTTCTGCCCGTTTTACTAAGGAGGCGAAGTATGAACTACTTTGATTTTGTAGGGCAACGCTGAGACTATTGCTAAACAGCACAGAGATGATAGTTTTCAGCATCAAGTTGTTGCCATAATGGTAAAAGGCGGCAACATTGTAGAATATGGTGTCAACAAAAGAAGGCACTTAAAGGATAAAAGTATTTTTCATTGCTCTGTTCATGCCGAAATTGATCTTCTAAATAAGATTGGCGATAAAGCAAAAGGAGCAAAAATATTTCTTTACCGATTTAACAATACCACAGCAAAAGATGCAAGAGAAGTTAAGAATGCAAAACCTTGCCCTATGTGTCAGCACCAGCTAAAGAAGGCTGGTGTTTCTCGTATTCACCATGTAGATGACGATGGAAAACTTTGTTCTCTTAAAAACAGAGATTTTGTTGGCTTGGTAGGAGAGCCGGCAAACATCACAAAGCATTTTCTACATAGATACGGAGATGATTACCATGGGAAGTTTGCTATAATGCAATTTGTAATATAGGAGATTATATGAAAAGAGTGATGATTATAGATAGTTTGAATTTGTTTATCAGGAATTATGTTGTATCTCCTGTTACATCTACCAATGGTCAGCCTATTGGTGGAATGATAGGTTACTTGCGTTCATTGCAAAAATATATAAGAGAGATAAAACCTGATGAAGTTATTATTGTATGGGATGGTCCAGGTGGAAGTAGAAAAAAGAAAAGTATAATTGAAAATTATAAGGATGGTAGGAAACCTATTCGTTTAAATAGAAATGTCAAAATGTTGTCTGACGATCAAGAAATAGAAAATAAAATTTGGCAACAATTGCGTTTGACTGAGTATTTAAACAATTTTCCTGTTATTCAGTTTCTTGAGCCAGAAATAGAAGCAGACGATCTTATAGCTTTTGTGGCGCAGTGCAGCAAATATAAAGATTGGAATAAAGTAATCGTTTCTTCAGACAAAGATTTTATTCAACTCTGTAATGAATCCACGGTACTATTTAGACCTATCCAGAATCAAATCTTAACATGGAAGAGTATAGTGGAAGAATACGGAATACATCCAAATAATTTTGCTTTAGCTAGAGCTATGGCAGGAGATAAGAGCGATAATATCGAGGGTGTAGCCGGTATAGGACTAAAAACAGTTAGTAAAAATTTCCCTTTCTTAAAAGAAAGCAAAAGCTATTTTGTTGAAGATTTGAAAGATTGTTGCTTAAATAAACAGCAGGAAGGCGTAAAATCAAAGTTCTTCCAAAATGTGCTGGATAATTTAGATCTCATACATAGAAATTACAGGGGTATGCAGTTGTATTCTCCCAATATATCAGTTCAAGTAGCTCAAAAAACAAGACAAACTCTTAAAGATTACAAGTATGAGCTTAATGTAACTGAAACACAAAAAATGTTATTAACAGATGGAGCAGGTCAAGCCAACTTCGAAGAGATGTATACAAGATTTAAGAAAATAGTGGTGGAGAATAAATGAATCAAGAACAGGTTAATTTTGCTGAATTTGGAAAGCCGTTTCAAGAGAAACTGGCTTTTACAATTTTAGAGGATTCGCAGTTTGCGAATCAAATCGGAGAAGTTATGGACTATAACTTCTTTGAATTAAAATACTTGCGAGTATTTGTAAAAAAGATTTACGATTATAAAAATAAGTTTAAGAAATATCCTAGCAAGACAACATTTGAATCTTTGCTTAGAACAGATCTAAACAAAGAACATGAATCATTACAGAAACAAGTAAGAAGCTTCTACGCTCAATTTACGACAAGTGGAAATACTGTTGATGTAGATTATGTAAAGTCTAATGCTATAGAATTCTGTAAAAAGCAAAAGCTAAAAGAAGCTATGATTAAAAGCGTTGAGCTTTTAAAGTCTTCTTCTTTTGAAGAGATCCGTTCTCTTGTTGACAATGCTTTGAAGCTAGGCAATAATCCAGAAGTTGGTTATCTTTACGACGAACAATTTGAAGAAAGATATGAATTAAAGACCCGTAATGTTATCTCTACTGGGTGGAGTGTAATAGACCGCATGACTCGTGGTGGTCTAGCCGATGGTGAATTAGGAGTCGTTATAGCACCAACAGGAGCCGGCAAAACACACGTCCTCTGCCATCTTGGTGCAGCAGCTGTGAAACAAGGTAAGACAGTAGTTCATTATAGTCTGGAGCTAGACGATAAGACTATTGCGAGACGATACGATGCTGCTATTACCAATATTCCGCTAGATGAGCTATTTGCGAGAAAAGATGAAGTTTTTGAGCAAATTAAGGATGTTAAAGGTAAACTGATTATTAAGGAATATCCAACCAAGAGCGCATCACCAGAGACTTTGCGTAATCATTTAAGCAAAATCAAGGAGCGGGGTATTGATGTTGGCATGATTATTGTGGATTATGGAGATTTGCTCCGTCCTGTTTCAACAAGAAAAGAGAAAAGAGAAGAGTTAGAAACTATTTATGAAGAGCTAAGAGCAATCGCTAAAGAAAGTGGTTGTCCTTGCTACACTGCGTCACAAACAAATCGTAGTGGATTAAACGAACCGGTCATTACTATGGAAGCTATCAGTGAAGCCTTTAATAAATGTTTCGTAGCAGACTTTATCTTCACTGTATCTAGAACAATTGACGATAAAAGAACAAACACAGGTCGTATCTTTGTAGCCAAGAATCGTTTTGGAACTGATGGTGTTATCTGTCCTATTATGATGGATACCTCTGTTGTTTCTATCAAGGTTCTCGAACCAACTGGAGAGACAAAGGCTGATATTGAGGCAAATGCAGCCAAGAAACAAGAGAAAAAGCTGAAAGAGAAATATGGCGACCATAAAAAAGAAAGAGAAAAGAAGCCTCCGACATTAAAAAACATAGAAAGTTCAGGTAAAATGCCTGATTCACCATGAGGAATAGAATATGACAGAGATAAAAATTGATCTAGAACGTGATAGCCTTTTTGATGAACTTGGTCGAAAGAGACTAAGAGAATCATACATGTTAGATACCGAAAACTCTCCACAGGAAAGATTTGCTTTTGTTTCAAAGCAATTTGGAAGCAATCCAGAACATGCACAGAGATTATATGATTATGCTTCTAAACACTGGTTATCATATTCTACTCCTATTCTTTCATTTGGTCGCACCAAGAATGGTTTACCGATCAGTTGTTTCTTGAATTATATGGACGATAGTGCTAATGGCTTGGTAGATACTCTTTCGGAAACAAACTGGCTTTCCATGCTTGGTGGTGGTGTAGGTATTCACTTAGGTATTCGCTCTGCTGACCACAAATCAACAGGGGTAATGCCTCACTTAAAAATTTATGACGCTTCTTCTCTCGCTTATCGTCAAGGAAAGACTCGTCGCGGTTCTTATGCTACATACTTGGATATCAGTCACCCAGACATTATTCAGTTTCTTGAACTTCGTAAACCAACAGGCGATCAAAATATGCGTTGTCTCAATTTGCATCACGCTATTAATATCAGCGATGATTTTATGCAAATTATTGAACGCTGCATGGTTGATCCAAAAGCTAGTGACGATTGGGAACTAGTAGACCCTCATACTGGCGAAGTAAAAGAAGTTATTTCAGCAAAAGAACTCTGGCAGCGTATTCTTGAAATGAGAATGCAAACCGGAGAACCATATCTAAATTTTATTGATACAGCCAATAATGCTTTACCTGAGTGGCTAAAAATGGAAGGACTAAAAATCAATGGCTCTAACCTTTGCAACGAAATTCATCTTCCCACTAACCAAGATAGGACTGCTGTTTGCTGTCTATCTTCTCTTAACCTTGAATATTACGATGATTGGAAAGATGATCCTCAATTTATTAGGGATGTAGCAGAAATGTTAGATAATGTTCTAACATACTTTATCGATAATGCTCCTACTGAAATACAAAGGGCTAAATATTCAGCTCACCGTGAGCGTTCTGTAGGATTGGGAGCATTAGGTTTTCATGCTTATCTTCAAAAGAATAATATAGCTTTCGAAGGTGCAATGGCCAAGTCTGCTAATATGCGTATCTTCCGCCATATCAAAGAAAAAATGGATGAAGCAAATATAGAATTAGCAGAAGAGAGGGGTCCATGTCCCGATGCAGGAAAGCATGGCTATAAAGTAAGATTCAGTCATACAACCGCAATTGCTCCAAACGCCTCCACTTCTCTTATAATGGGCAATACAAGTCCTTCTATCGAGCCATATAGAGCTAATGTTTATCGTCAAGATACCTTATCAGGAGCACATGTCTATAAGAATAGATTTTTACAGAAAGTATTAGAAGTGAAGTGTGAAGAGAACAAGTTAGATATTGAAGAGGTTTGGTCCTCTATTATCGCAAACGACGGTTCAGTTCAACACTTAGACTGGCTTGATGAGTATACAAAGGCCGTATTTAAAACGGCAACAGAGTTAGACCAGCGCTGGATTATCGAACTAGCGGGAGATAGACAAAAGTATTTAGATCAAGGTCAAAGCGTAAATTTATTCTTTAGACCAGATGTGGGTATCAAATACTTGCACGCTATTCACTTCCTAGCTTGGAAGAGCGGATTAAAAGGACTATACTATTGCCGCAGTGATAAGTTGAGAAAAGCAGATCGTGTATCTCAAAGAGTCGAAAGAAAGCGTATTGAAGAAGAAATAGACTTTCAGGAACTTATTGACGGAAATACCTGTTTGGCTTGCGAATAAATATTTTTTTTATCCCTCACAAATAAATGTGAGGGATACTATTTAGTATCATAAAGGAGATAAATAATGAACTATCAAAAACTTTATGATAAATTAATAGAAACAAGAAAGACAAGAGAGCTTATAAAAGAAAGGGGATACGAAATACATCATATAATCCCAAGATGCTTGGGCGGAACTGACGAAAAAGATAATTTGATAAAACTAACAGTTAGAGAACATTTTATAGCACATTGGATTTTAACAAAAATATATCCTAATATTTCAAAAATACATTATGGTTTTTTATGCATGTTAAGAGCACCTAACGAAAATAGAAAATTGACTTCAAGAATGGTTGAAACAATAAAAAACAATTTTTCAGATTTTAAGAAATGGCAAGCAAAACAAGATCCTGCAAGCAACCCTGGAAAAACAAATAATTCGAGAGCAAAAGCAAGAAGAAGAATGTTAGAAAATAACCCCATGAGAGAAGCACCTCAAAAAAATCATACAGCAAAAAAAGTATTTGTAGAATATGAAGATGGAACAAAAAAAGTTTTTTCCATGAAAAAAGAATTGGCAGAAGAAATAAGAGCGAATACTAACTTGACTGAGAGCGCTATTCGTCATAGAATAGTAAAAAATGATTTACAAGAATATGGCTATAAAGATATAAAAATGGAATTAAAAGAAAATAAACCTGGTAATTCTTGTATTGGAAGAAAATGGTATAATGATGGAAAAACTAACCTATTTACTTATCCAGGACAACAGCCAAACAATTTTAAATTAGGTTTTATAAAGAAGAAAAAAGAGGGATAAAAGATGCCAAAGAAAAAATTAAAATTAACAGATGAACGCTCCTATTACAAACCATTTAACTATCCTTGGGCGTTTGATAGTTTTAAAGCCAGTGAGCAAATGCACTGGCTTTGGACAGAAGTTCCAATGTTGGAAGATGTAAAGGATTGGAAGAATAATCTTTCAAAAGAAGAAAAAGCTTTTCTTACACACATCTTCCGATTCTTTACACAGGCCGATATTGATGTTGCTGGCGGATATGTAAAAAATTATTTACCTTATTTCCCTCAACCAGAAGTAAGAATGATGCTTGCATCGTTTGCTGCTCGTGAAGCTATTCATGTTGCTTCTTATTCTCACCTTATTGAGACATTGGGAATGCCAGAAACTACATACAATCAGTTTCTTGAATATGAAGCAATGAAAGACAAGCATGAATACTTTACAAGATTCTCAAATAAAGATGAGAACAGCATTGCTCAACAAATTGCTGCATTCTCAGCATTTACAGAAGGTATGCAGTTGTTTTCCTCATTCGTCATGCTCCTAAACTTTCCAAGACACGGAAAGATGAAAGGTATGGGACAGATTATTGCTTGGAGTATTGCAGATGAAACATTACATGCAGAAAGTATGATTAAATTATTCCGTCAGTTTGTTCAAGAGAATAAAAAGATTTGGAACGATGAACTAAAAAGTGAGATTTACCAAATCGCAACAAAGATGGTAGAGTTAGAAGATAAATTTGTTGATCTTGCATATGAAATGGGAGACATGCCAGGACTAACACAGGAAGAAGTAAAGCAATATATTCGCTATATTGCAGATCGTCGCCTTATTTCTCTTGGTATGAAGGGTATTTTCAAAGTAAAGAAAAACCCCTTACCTTGGGTCGATGGTATGTTAGGTGTAACACACAGTAACTTCTTTGAACAAAAAGTTACAGATTATGCTAAAGGTGCTCTAACTGGCGACTGGTCAGATGTTTGGGCAGAATAAAACGGAGGAAATGTGATAGTAAAACCAGTTAATAAAAGATTATTATTAGAAAAACAGGAAATAGAGGTAGAAAAAGACGAGTTGGGCTTTTTCATTCC